CTCGCCCCCAAGACAATGCTTTCATTGCAAATTCAGATGTAGCAAAAACTGCGCTATTCTTCTGCCACTTTCTTGTGTAACAATAGAAAGTATAAAGAGCGATACAGTCAGAAGGATTCTCCATTTTGAGCATCCTATCAATAGATGGTTTTGTGATACCGATTAGGTGATCCTCAATCGAGCCAGAGTTCATCGTCTCGCAACGCTCGTATTGTTCTATTTTAAACTTCATTTTAAAAAGGCCACCCCCTCTTTAGCAGTAGAAGTCCGGCGAAATGACGGGTGAAGAATATCTACTAAAGAGCGGGTGATATTTTGATTTCAATTTATTACTTCTAATTTTCGTCTGTTCTTCACGCAGACGGCACGATTGCTCGTACAAGACAGACACTACTACATCTAGTGATAGTGTCAAATCTTTTTTACAATATTTTTATCGGTAACGATAATCACTCTAAGCTAACAGACTTAATTTCATTCCGCGACCATTGATACATCTGGTCATTGATCTTGTCCCATACTGCATCCGCGTCATCTTCGCACTCACATTTGTAGATATGACGCTGTTCTCCGATAGCATCATCTTTGATGAAGAAGTTAGACTGATAGATTGTTAATCCAGTTGCAGCGGTGGTTGCAACAACAGCAGTATTGTTGGGTTTGAGTGCCATGTTGCAGATGCCTTGGTCAGATTCATATTGTGCAAGGAACCCAGTATTTAGTGCAGTAGCTAGAGACATATTTGTAATTAGAACTGTTTGCCTGACTGCGGCAAGCATACGTTCTGCGTCTTTATATACTGCGTTGTTTTCGTTAGTGTTATCCATAAGCAAATAGACTATCAAAAAAGTGTTGACTTGTCAATAGGATTGGTTTACTTTTAATTGAAATGAAGCATCCACTATACGAAGCCTATGAATCTTGCATGACTGCTTATGAGCAGTCTCGCTACATTCGTTCTATTGGACGCAAGACCTTTGCCAATCAGCTTCGGGAAACCCGCAAAAAGCTAGGGATGACAGTCAGGGAACTAGGTGACAAGATCGGCGTAACTGGATCGTTAATCAACCAGATTGAAGTGAACTCCAAGAGCATTCTGAAGAAAGAACAAGTAGATAAAGTGATCGAACTATGCACACCTTCCTCGAAATCGAAAACGGCAAGTACTACGTCCGAGTCAGTCCCTACGCAGCCAGCAATCCCAGCCCCATGCACGAACGAGGAAAGCCTTTCCCAGACAGCCTCAGACCAGAGTACGAGTCATTGGAGTTGGCCACCATCGGACTTCAAGAGCTAACAAACTACTATCAATGCTCAGTAGAAAAAAAGGGTTTAAAAAAACGGGGGCAAGGTTAAAGCCTGTTTCAGATAGACGTAAGATTCTAAACAAAGAATACTCTGAAGCTAGAAAGGAATACTTTACTACTCATCCAAACTGCGAGGTATGCGGTGCTGTGGCTACGGATATTCACCACAAAGCCAAGAGAGGAAAGAACCTTTCCAATTTAGAAATGTTTATGGCTACTTGTAGAACGTGTCATAACAGAATCCACGACAATCCTGCGTGGGCAAGAGAATTAGGATATTTAATATATGAGTTCAAATAATACATTCGTTTCAATGATCGTGTGTGATGGTTATCACGAAGATGAGAATCAAACTAAGATTCTTTTCCAGCAACAATTCAATCAATGCTGGGTCAAGAAATCTGATATTCGTTCATTGCAACCACTAGGGATACACGAAGGACGTAAGTTCGTTCGTATTGTAATACCAGAGGAAGTAGCTAACACGCTAGACCTACAAGGGATTCTGGATTAATCTTCGCCCCAGTCATCGGTGGAGTAATCATCATCTTGGGTGTACTCTTCTTTCTTTTCTTGCCTAGCCCAAAATCGGTTAGTAGGAACTGGTTTATCGTTACCGATAAATACGAGTCCAAACCTCCGCGCCATTTCTAAGCAATAGAGAAAACTATCCGCCAAATCGGGAGAGAAGCCTGTGCGCCCTTTGAAGTCATCCTTAGTCTCTACAGAAATCTTCTTAGACTTGATAGTGTACCTACGGATGCAAAGTTCCCGCGCCAACTCGGAGGCTGGTTCAACGCCATAGATAACTCGGCTCTTAAAGCCATGATAGGCTGAGTACCAATATTCCGAGACAAGTCTATCATAAACATCCTTACATGGGCGTTTATCAACCTCTGCTGCCATACGCTCAGTAGGTTTACCCATAGAGGAAATAAGGGCGATAGAGTGACCACTAGATTCATATCTCAACCACTCGCGGATGATAGCTTGAGCAACACGTCCGCCGTCACCAGATACGTCCATACCAAATTTGGTAGGCTGAACTCCAGAAGCCCGGCAAAGCTCGACTACTTCCTTAGCTAGACCAACTTCAAACTCAGCAGCTTCACGGGCAGATAGCTGGATGACTTTCTGTTTTTCCAACCACATGACACGATTGCGAGTGCCGCGAACAAAACCCAGCTTGGCTACAGTCAGTACACACCTATCCCCACCAACGGTAAAAGCGGTATCGAAACCAGCAACCTTGGTAAATCCCTCGGAATCCCAGAGCGGTTCTTCGTTGGTATCAGCGTTACGGATCAAGTCGGCGGTAAGAATAGTCTGAGCAAAACCAGACTTGGGCCACCATCCAATAGCGTTACGAACATAATCAATCGCATTCTCGTCTCCATAGCACTGCTTGAGCATGACTTGTTGTTTCTTTCGATCCATCAAAAACGGAAACGGGGATGGTTCGTTCTCAGGAGCAGCAAAGTTAGGTGACTTCATTCCATTGTAGAACAAACAAACCCCAGTCTCCGTATCCCATTTATCCATTTCTGGACTGACAGAATCAAAGTTACTTTGACCTTTAGGCATAGCCCAGCGAGTGTGAGGATTGTCACCAGCAGACGGGTTTCCAATACCGATAAAGACTACATCATTGTTAGCTGACAAGTTAACACGGGCAGTAATCGCGCCCAGTTCCATTTCTGGCAACTCATCAAGGGCTAGTCTAATCCGATCATTCTTACGTCCACGGGTAGTATCAATGGCCTTCTGACCTTCGTTACCTGACTGGAATGCGAGAGCCTTGATAGCATTACGATAGTCCTTATCCTCATCATTCGATCCACCACCCCAAACAATCATGTGGCGATAGTCAATCAACTTCCCGAACTGGACAGCAGCCGACTTCCACAACTTAGAAATGATACCCCAAATACGATCTTCGGACGCACCAAGAGTAGTAGTAGCAACCCAAGACGAAGTACAATGCGGGGCAGAACACCAGTCAAGGTAGACCCAAAGACCAACTGGAAACGACTTACCCATCGAGGCCGCGCCAGCTAAACAGATGTCATTATTGTTGCAGAGTTCTTCCAGAGTTCTCAACAACAGAGTATTGGTGTAACCGCGATTGACAATAGAAACTTCAGTGGGCCACTGGAGTTTGACGGCATTCAAGAAGTGTTCAAACGGAGTGAGCAATTTAAAATCTGAAAGATTTATATTGTGTTTATTACAGTAATCTTTGCCATATTCACCCTTACTGATAGCGTAGCAGTATAGCTCTATACCTAGTTCGTCCATGTTCTCAGGGAATTTAATGCCGTACTTTTGAATACCCTTGTTACCAGAAAAAATTCTTGACATATCAATAATAAAATATATTTTCAGATGAAAGGCAAGATGAAACTGAAAAATAGAAACCTCGCTCCAGTTGGTTCATGGTATTTCAAATACGAGATCAAGCGTGATAAACTCACCTTCCCAGCGGTTGTATACGGAAGCACATGGAGCAATCTAATTTCTAATATTCAAAAAGATTATCGTTCAAACGGAGTTGAACTCCCAGCAAACCTAGAGGAAATCGTCGAAGATCAAATTTGCCAACGCCAACCAAGTGACCGTTGCTGGTATGCTGATGGACTAGGAGACAAGATTGCGCAAGCCATCCACACCTTCGCTGGGGTAGCTGACAAGGTTTTAGGTACTAAACTAGAACATAAAGCAAGAGGATGTTCTTCATGTAATAGGAGAAGAAACGCATTAAACTCATTATCGTAACCGATAAAATGCAAATTACTGCAAAACATAAACGAGGAGATGTCCGCGAGGATGGGATGGTTTTTTGGGCAAGATATAGAGGAACAAAAGAAATTTGGGTGACTCAAGAAAAGTTTGAGTTAAATAAAAAACGTCATGCTCTCCAAGAAAAAAAATTCAGAGACGGCAATGAGAATTTATTAAAAATCCGCAGAAAAGAAAATAGAATAAAAAACGGAGATCATATAAGAAAAAGAGAAAGAGAATGGTGGGCTAATAATCCAGAAAAAACAAAAGTTCTTATTCAAAGAAAATATAAAAATCAATCTCCAGAAAAAGATCACAAATAATGCGGGTTGTTTTTGCTAATAGGAGGGCAAGAATACTAAACTAAACACCGAATTTAAATGAAGACCAAAAAAAAATTATTAAGTGTTTTTACTATCAAGCTCATAGACTAGAAAAAAGATTTGGATTGAAATTTCATGTTGATCATATTATTCCAATAGCTCGCGGAGGATTGCATGAACCTAAAAATCTTCAAGTAATTCCCAAAAAAATAAACCAACAAAAAAATGCTCATAAGATATTTATTTGGGCAAAACTATAAAATATTATGTTAAGTATCGGGAACGACAATTTTTCTTTAGCTACACTTGATGGTGATGGAAATCCTCCAAACACAAGAATAAGTAATGCTTCGCATTGCTGGAACATAGCAAATAATCTAAGATTAGCTAATATAGGTAGAGAAAATAAAAGAATTAGGATTTACAAAGCATACAAAATGTTCCCGCCTACAGGGTACAGCAAGCTCGCTGAAAAGAAACTGCCTTGGCAATCGGACGTTAACTACGGACAACTTGGTTTCATTGTAGATAACCAGAAGTCCAGTTACTACGATGTCATTACGGAACGTCAGGCTTGCTGCACGATTACAACTAAGTTTGGCAATGAAAAAGAACGCCTTGTTCACACGGAAAATATCACCACTGCATTTGACCAAGCGGTGCGTGAGTGGCCCGGCTATCTCTACAATGCAGAGCAAGACCTAGAAGAAATGCTATTGTACGGAAAAGGTATCGGAATGTGGGATAGCCCTATGGGATGGATGCCAGAACACGTTTTCCTATCTGATCTTCTTTTCCCAGATGATATTCGTATCGACTTCTGCAACCTTGAAGAGTTTGTGCGCCGTGTCCGCCTGACTCCTTATGAGTTGTATAAGAAGATCGAAAACAGAGAAGCCGCAGAAGCGATGGGCTGGAACGTAGACGCAGCTATCGACGCTATCCGATTCCATCGTGCATTCAGCAATCATCGTAAAACCCGCGAAGACTTCTTCCGCACGATTAGCGAATCAGGATTCAACTGGAGTCTTTCGGTCAACCAAAAGATTGATCTCTATGAAGTATACTGGAGAGAGTTCAATGGAAGCATTTCCAAAGCAATCATCCTGCAAGATTACCAACCAATCGCGCAATACATCAACTCCAATGTCAAAGGTTCTGGTAAACTGAGCGAAGACGATGTTCGTAGTGAGCATGGGTTTATGATGCTTAAAATCGGTGCATATAACTCATGGGATGAGATTCTTTATATGCTCACTGACTCTGTTGGTTCTGGTCTATTCCAAGACATTAAGAGCCAAGCGGAATCGGCGTTCGTTGCTTGCCGTCAGTATGACTTCACGATGAACGGACTGGTTGATGCAGTACGACTTAACTCCATGCTGATGATCGAGGGACAAGGGCCAGATTCTACTAAGATGCTCAAGCAGATGGAATGGCTACCAATCTCCGTTATGCCAGATGGAGCTAAGTTCATCCAGAACCGCTTCCAACTCCCAGTAGCAGAGAGCATGGGATTCATGCAGTTCTTCATGGGAGATATGTACAGGGGCATGGGTCAGTATCGCATCAATGCGCCTACCGCTGGTGGTAAACAACGCACCAAAGGAGAAGCAGAACTAGATGCCGCTGAGTCAGCAAAACTATCTGGAACTCAGATTCGTCGATTCAATGAGTGCCAAACATTGTACTTCAAACAACTCTACAAGAGATTTGTAAACTGCAAGTCCAGTGACGATGGGTATGAATACGTTAAGAAGTTTTACGAAATCCTTGAAGAACTTGGAACACCCAAAGAAGCCGCCGCTTGGAAGAACATCACTAGCATCCGTTCCAACCTTATCAACGGAGCTGGTAGTCCTAGCTTTAAGCTAATCACGGCTGAGAAGCTATTGCAGATCACGGCAATCACCCCAGCCAACGAAGGGCAAGAGAACGCAGTCAAGGACGCTATTGCCGCACTATCTGGCAGAGATAACGTAGCTAGGTATCGCAATACTAAACCAACCAAGATTGATGATACGATGCGTGTCATTGGATTTGAGAATGCGGGCATGACGGATGTATTTGTTAACCCAGCTAACTTCCCAGTACTGCCAACTGATCCACACATCGAACACGTCACTGGACACTTGCAGGATATGATGATGCAGATTCAGACGAGTATGCAGACCATCCAAGCGGGTCAGCCAGACGTTAACGAACTTGGTAAGACAGTTCGCTCCATTCAATTCAAGGGCGGTCACATCATGGCGCACGTTGGATTCATTCAAAAAGACCCATCCAAACAAGACTTCCTCAAGCAATTCATGCAAGGGATGCAACAGGCTCAAGGTGCAGCAGACGAAATCGCTGGTGTGTACCAAGAGATGGCACAATCCCAGCAGGGACAGCAATCTTCGGAAGAAGAACTCAAGCTCCAGTACCTCGCTGCAAAATCTGGTATCGAGATCGACACCAAGAAGAAGCTCGCAGACATCTCCGTTGGCAAGGCTGCTATCAGTCACGCGCAACGTACAGAACAGCGCAAGGAACAAGGAATCACTCAACTCGCTCTACAGAAAGCCAAAGCTCGCCAAGAAATCCAGAAGGAGAAAGCAAAGATGGCAAGCATGAAAGGCGAGACTCCAGAACCAAACGAACAGCCAGAAACCCCCGGTCAGCCAGAGGAAACAGAGGTAGAAGAAGTTGAGATTGAAACGCCAGAGCAAACTAATATCACGCCAATGACACCACAATGAGTACAACAGACAAAATCAAAAGCATCTGCGCTGCTATAGCTTCTCACGAAGACTGGTATGCTTTGCAAACTTACCTACTAATGACGGCAACGCCATCAGAAGGAATCACAACTCTACGAGATGTAATCAACCGAATCAACGCAATCGGAGAAGATACAGCAGTAGAGTTCAAGAAAAACAAACCAAGCAATAAGATGAAAGCACCTAAGATGCTTCAATCTGACCCAGACCTAGACGAAGAAAACTAAACTATGAGCGAAAATGATACAGACACAATAATCCAAGACCTTAAAAGCAAACCACAGATTGCGATTAAAGGTAACACATCTGACTTCCTAAAGAAGTTCAGTAAGCAACAGGCCGACGATGGTAAACCTAGCTCAACAAACGTAGGTGATCCTATGCTTGGAATGAAGCAAGATGAAGTCGAGCCACCAGATTATGAGGCTGAAGAAGAATCTTATAGCGTAAACAAAGAAGACATTACTTCTGACCGCAAAGGTAAAAAGAAAGGATTTGTTGAACGACAAATCGAAGAGAACCGCAAACTCAAAGAAGAGTTAGAGAAATACCGTAAAGAAGAAATCCCTAAATTTGAAACCAAAATCCAAGAACTTGAAAGACTCGCATCTGAAAGTAAAACAACAGCAGAAACGAATCATTACCAAGAACAGCTTAGGAAAGCCAATGAAGAAAAGGAACAAGTCGAAAGGCAGTTGTCAGAACAAGTCAATGACTTGCGAGGAAAACTGGACTTTCACGACATCACCAGTAACCCAGAGTTCAAAAAGAATTACGTTGAACCCATCAAGCAAACTTATGACTCTGCTAAAAAGTTGCTTAACAATGATCCAACGCTTCTTTCTATGTACGCCAGAGCTACAGCAGCAAATGCCGCTATGTACAATGCGGCATCCGAAGAAGACCTCAAGGCGGCAGAAGCCACACGGGACGAAGCGTTCGACGAAATCACAAACTCGCTATCGCAATTCAAGCAGTATCAATTCGCGGAGCAAGTCAATAGCTTCATTAAAGCAACCCAAAACCACCACGATGCCTTACTCAACTTTGAGCAAACCAAGCAAAACATCATTCAAACAACAAAGCAACGTGAACAAGATGGACGCAACAAGTTCCTTAATGAGTGGAAAAGCAGTTACAAAGCAACTCAAGAAGAAATAGACAGTCAGACATCTATTCCAGATCACGTCTCGGAATACATGAAAGAGAAGGGAATCAAATACGACATTAGCCGGGATGAAGCTATTGCGCTTGCAGCTACCCAGCAGTCTAGCGAAGAAGCCTCCGTTGAGGAGATGAACCGCTTGATTCACCAAGGACGATCATACAAGAAACTACAGGCTCAACTTAAAGCCTATCAAAGTATGGTTAAAGAGAAAGATGATTACATTGAAAAACTAAAAGGTTCTTCACGAATCACTGCATCACCTAAGTCAAATTCTCCATCACAACTGATGAGTCTATCCGAGGGACTGGCAGCGAAACTCGCACGTTTCGGCCCACGAACTGCATAAGCCCAAAACCAGTTGAAACATGGAAAGGTGAAAGACGTAAAAAATCTTTCACCTTTTTTGTTTTATCGCTTGACAACTTAAATAATGTTCTTATGGTCTGATCAAACGGGATATCCGAAATTATCGGTTACGATAATATTAGGGATTCAGTCTCACCCGGACTGGCGAGTAACATCACTCGCATGAAAAGATGTTTCTGGACTGCTCTCGCAAGAGAGATTCGGGGTTGAATCCAGCCGAAGAAAAACGAAGCACTCGCTTTGGCTATCTTCGGATTTGTCATGGGTGCAACAACTAAACTAAAACCAAACAAAAACTAAATAAAATGTCAGATCAACTATACTTCAATAGCTGTGCTGAAATTGACTCTTTCTTCCGCGAGGGACGTGAATATTTCAACGATCTCTATGTAAAGAAACTCGTCACGAACAGCGCATACTTCACCCGTTTCGAGGAGCAAGCATGGCCTCTTAACCACACAACTGAACAAAAGGCGTTCCGCTTCGGACGTGGATTCCACGATCCTTGCACACCTTTCCGTCAGATCACCGACACCTACTGCGAGACTGATTCTTGCGATAGCAAACCAGAAGTGATTCAACGCCCCGGCACTGAGTCCTACACTTTTGAATTGCTCCGTAAGGAAATGACTACTGACTGGATTTGCGTTGAGAGCTTGCTCTATCGCTTGTTCCCAGCAGAAGAGATTCTCCAGTTCGAGGAGTCGAATGCCCGTATCACTAAGAACGTGCATGAAGAGTTCCTTCGTTCTAACTACATCGGTCAGTCCGGCCACAAGTGGATGGGCATCACGACTGATGACGGAACCTACTGCGGACTCGTTGACGATCAAGCATGGTTCGTTCCAGAGCATACGCTCAACAACGAAGCTGGCTACGATCTCTGCGCTATTCGCGTTAAACTCGCTCCTGCTGATCTCAACAAGATCGCTTATCTCTCGCTTGATATGCTCGACGATGCTCTCGTTGACCTCCAAGACGAAGATGATGCTTTCCGCCTTGATCTCCAAGACGCAACTGGTCAGCCTTTGCTCGACATCGTTATCCCTGACCCACAAGTTGGACGTGCGCTTTACTTCCAAGCCAAGCGTAACAACGGTTACTGGGATGCTAATACCGACTTCGACGAGCGTTTGACCCGTCTGAAACTCGGCATCAACCGCATCATCGGTGACTACGCCTTCGGTTACGACATCAACTCGGCCCGTTTCAATGCTGACACTGCGTTCAACGCATCCCTGCCAGCCTTCAACGAAGCTGATCCTGCGACATGGGCGCGTCTCGTTCGCGTACCTCGTTACATCAAGACCGTCCTTGAACAAGGATGTGCTTACATCCCAAACCGCGCTTACCGCAATGCCGACTTCGGTATCTCGGTAGCTATGGTGAACAAGGCCATGTGCAAATGGACAATGCCTTCCTCGACTGGATACGGCCAAGCCCAACAAATGACCCAGAACTACGCTGGTGATTGGGAATGGAAAAACCCAGATTGGGAGTGCAACCGCTGGCGCAAATCGGGCTTCTATCAAGCCCAGTTCCGTCTTGCCGCACAGGTCAAAGACCCAACCATCATGCACACCTTCCTGCATCGTATGCCTAAGAGCAAGAACCTCTATGGTTCCTGCTGCGAAGTGCAGACCTATATCGTACCTGAGAACAATCAGGACTGCTATAGCTGCGCTGGTGTAGGTGACATTGTTGTGCCTTCCTAAGTTAAATAGGGGAGGGGCTTATTAAAGCCTCTCCCCACAACCTTAAATAAAATAATATGTCTAATTCACGACCACTCGCTTATGATCGGGTTAACCTTTTTGGCCCGATTGCCGTAAACCTACTCGCTACTGGAGATGCTGATCTCTTGGTTCTCAATGACCAAGACACTAAGTTCTTTCCAACAAGCATCGTATTGGAGACTGCTTATGCTCGCGGAACCACTGCCACCGATCCAATCGTGATCGTTGACAACGGAACAACCGGGCAGAACATCACAGCTTCGCTCACCATCACTGACGCTCTTGATAACCAAGGTCGCTTCAATCCTCTTGCGATTGCAGCTAATCCTTACGTTATCACTGGTTCCA